ATACTTGCCAATATACTTCGCTACCTGCTTCTCAGCAGTCAAGTAAAACTTTACACCAGGATACTCCACCCACTTACCTTTGGGTGCTTTGTAATTAATCCGTCCCAATCCTAACGGCATTAACATCTCACAGAAATCTTTGAGTTTAGATCTATGAACTCCAGGAGCTACGGCAACCATGTGAACATGAGCATGATGTTTCCATCTTTGTTGCTCTAACGCCAGGTCACTCCAAATTAACCTGGTCGTGCATTCAATAACATAGGTTCCTCCCAGTACACCGTTTTTAGTCAGCAATTCCCTGGCTTTAGGGAGTAACTTTTCCAGGGCTTTTACCTGGTTACTGCTATCGGATTCAATCGTCTCTACCGACGGCAGTGCAAATGTAATTAGTTTAGGCATTCTCATTATTGGTAGGAATTGTCCAATGCCTTCAGACATAGCATATATTCTCTTCAGGCGTTTAACCATCCTGTGGTAGCGTCTGTTCTCAGTGTCGCATGAGCGACACCTTACAGGCCATCGGAGATTCTTCTTCGTTTTGTCGTCCTTGACAGGGCTGTTACGATGGGTTCTTTGGTAGTCGTCTTCCTCGATCTGCAGCCCATCTTCATCTAAAGTTCTTGATGGTACATGCAAGCAAGCCTTACAGGTGAAATTCCAAGGGACATTTCTAACCTCTTTACTTGTTAAAAGGGTCAAAATTAATCCCACCCACTGAACTTTCTGATCCGCTGGCCATGGTAGCAGATTCTACACTGTTCAGAAACATGGGTGGCATAAATCGTCCAATGTTTGGTGACCCTATCACAGACCACACAGTAGCCCTGCCATTCTGTGTGACTCATTCTTCTTCCTCCAATTGTTTTACACATTGATGAGAACAAACAAAGGCAACAAATCCGTTGCCTATTTCAACATAATTTGTGATCCCACACATGCAAATCATCTCCAAGCCTCCAACCATGCGACCTTATCTATGGTCCATTCACAAGTCCAACACGCTATCAGTGCGTGCATTGTGTATCCACGGAGTGTATTTCCGCATCTTGGGCATTCATCTTCAGTCTTCTCCGACATCAGTATGTCGTGTAATGTATGTTATTTAGTTCTATGAAAAGTAAGTAATCTAAATAAACCTATAATGATAGGGACTTCTATGGCAGGCGCAAATCTCCCGGCAAAGAAGTACACCAAGACTTCACCAACAGTAACAAGACTCGCATTTGAGTCTACAGGCAGTGCAACTAAGTTCATCGACATCGGACTTGCACTTAGCAAAATCAACCGACGTTTCGCACGCTCCGGCGTGTATTACTATGTCAACTCCGTTGAAGTTTACAACAACGAATCTGGTGTTGTGGACCTCCACACTCTTCCGGACACTTACATGACCAAGAATGCTTGGACTTATGCTTTCAAGCAATTCCAAAAGATGAACTCTTTTGTTGATACACCTCGACCTAAATGGCATGATTTCCGAGTGTATATGTCTAATCTCCATCGTACTACGGGTTCCATGAACCCTATTGCAACCGGAATTAACTTCGATACTATTGAAGTTGATTCTAATGAAACATTTGAATATTCTTCTCTTACATCTGCTGACTCAGATGGAGATACTACAACAGACTCTCAAGGTAATATTATTCTTGAACAAGAGGCAGATAATTTCACTGTTCACATGGTAGGACCGCATATCGGTACTCCTAAGAATTGGTCTTCTGTTGGAGCAATTGTTTCTTACAATACTGTACGTGAGCAAGTATCCATGGCTGGTACTCCAATTACTCACGTTAACAATTCTACTGATCCACTCATGAACATGTTTGACTTTTCTTCTGAAGAGTTCCTTAATGATGTGGCTTCTAATCTTGCTTCTGCAAATGACATGCCTCCATATCCTGCTACATACCTTCTAGGTGAGCAAGATAATCACATGTATCAGGTTGCTCGTATTGGTACTGAAACTGGTATCAATCGAATTGGTAGAGCGGCAGGTTTCTGTGCTCCACTCGGTCTTATCTGTGTCGACCCATCAGACTTCTCTGGAGACTACCGAATAGTTCTCAATCTCGCCGTAGGGACCTATCACGGCGTTTATGCGGAGCGTGCTTGAAATGGAGAGCGCTCCTGAAACAATAACCACAGTCAAGGACTCGGTCACTGGTGCCCGTATCCTTTCATTGCTCAAAGAGAATCGTCTTGAACTCATTGCGCTTACCATCCTGGTCCATGTCTTAGGACTGTCCGACCGAGCCTTGGCACACCTAAATGGAGTGTGTCTCTAATGGCTTACAGAAAATCTAGAAAATCAACAGGCAAAGTTACCTACGGCAAAGCGTTCAAGAAAAAGACTTCAAGCGGTAAATTCCGCAAGGGAACGCTCATCAAATACAAGTACCAAAACGGACGTCGTGTTGGTGCAGTTAAATCTCGCAAGTGATCACTATGACTTGTGAAAAGTGTGGTTCCGACGAAATCGGGAAACACTGGGTTGATACCCAACAAATATTACATTGCATCTGTATCAGCTGCACATACGAATGGGTTGAATAAAATGATGAAATCAGTTAGAGAATTAAATCTTGATAAACTTGCATGGATGGAGCATGCTCAAATGCTTCATGAAAATATTACTTATCGATCATCTTCATCATCAGCTAATCTGATCCAATCTCAAATCGACCAACAGTTTGCATTCTTTGAAGCACAACAGAAAACAGGTCGAGCCATCGCTGCCGGTATTGCACTAGCGGCTATCGACGGGCCCCTCCCCGTCATGGATGTTATCGGTTTTGGTGTAGCAACAACCGGAGCGGCACTTGCTTGGTATGATTACTTCACTACCTCGTAATACTCCAAATGTTCTCGAGGACCTTTGATCCTTAACCAAATACTTGCCAATATACTTCGCTACCTGCTTCTCAGCAGTCAAGTAAAACTTTACACCAGGATACTCCACCCACTTACCTTTGGGTGCTTTGTAATTAATCCGTCCCAATCCTAACGGCATTAA